CCTTAGATACTTTACTAATAAGTTGGTACGCGGATTACGTATCCCAAGTTCGTACCTACCTACTGGAGCAGATGATTCAGCAGCACAATATAATGATGGACGTGTGGGAACAGCATATATCCAAGAGTTACGCTTTAATACCTATTGTGAACGTTTGCAGGGTTTAGTAGTTGAACAATTTGATAAAGAGTTTAAGCGTTATCTATTAGAAAAGGGTGTAAACATTGATACAGCAATGTTTGATCTTAAATTACAACCGCCACAAAACTTTGCAGCATATCGTCAAAGTGAAATTGATAATGCTCGTGTACCGACATATACACAAATGAGTCAAATACCTTATATTTCAAATCGTTTTGCACTCAAACGTTTCTTAGGATTAACAGACGAAGAGCTTGCAGAAAATGAACGTCTATGGAAAGAAGAAAATGATGAAAATCTAACTCCACCGCCTGGTGATGCAAGTGCAGAAATGCGTGGTGCAGGAATTAGTAGTGCAGGAATAGATTCTGATTTAGGCGGTATGGAAGATACTACTGGTGATGAAGCACCTGCAATTGATGGCGGCGCAGGCGCAGGTCCTGAAACATCTACAGGCGGAGACCTAGGAGCAGAACCAGCTCCTACGGCACAAACGGTATAAATACTAATATGCTATTACGTGAATTATTTTATTTTGATAAAGAAACTGTTGATCCTGTAGAAGACGATCGTTATGATCCTCAGGACGATCAGTCACCTATTGACTACGATGACACACGTAAGACTAGACTAACATTACGTCAGATTAACAAAATCCGCAAATCATCTGAACTACATATAAAAGAAAAGTCAAAAGAATTAGACTTTATTAGACAGATGTACGGCATTGCTGCAAACGCTGAGGCCGGCGGAGTATGATAATTGAAAACAGCATTTGTTCTTGGTAACGGAAATAGCCGTAAAGATATTCCATTAGATTATTTAAAAACTTATGGTCTAGTATATGGCTGTAATGCTATCTATAGAGATTTTGATCCTCACTATATTATAGCAGTTGATGCTAAAATGGTAGTTGAACTTAATAGATATAAAGTACAAGATAGAATAAGTGTATGGACAAATCCTAATAAAGCATATATTGGAATTTCCAATTTAAATTATTTTAACCCTTCTAAAGGTTGGTCAAGCGGTCCAACTGCATTGTTAAAAGCTAGTGAAGACAACAATGAATTAATTTATATTTTAGGATTTGATTATAGAGGAAGCGGCGAAGACAATCAAGTTGTTAACAACATTTATGCAGGAACTGAAAATTATAAAAATAAACACGATAGAGCAACTTTTTATGGAAATTGGCTTAAACAAACTGTTGCAACTATCAAAAAAAATCCTCAAAAGAGATATATAAGAGTGTTAGAAGACAGGGGATTTATTCCTAAAGATTTTGCCAGATTAGAAAATTTAGATCACATTTCAGTCGAAAAATTCATTGAAATGTACGCAAAGTAGCCACATCTGTAAAAAACGGCTCGTTTTGAGCCTATTTCTACGTACTTTTCTTATAATTATGTAAATATATAATGACAGCCCCACACAGGTTAGTTGTCAATGATTGATCTGTGTATAACAAACATTTATAGGAGAAAGAAATGGCCGATCAAAAGAAATTTGAAGAAATGCTTGAGCGTCTCATCAATGAAGATAGAGAAGGTGCTGAAGAGCTATTCCACGAGATTGTGGTAGAAAAATCAAGAGATATTTATGAATCACTACTAGCTGAAGAAGCAGACGACGAAGTAGATGAAGCAACTGACGAAGAAGTAGATGAGTCAGACGACGAAGTAGATGAAGCAACTGACGAAGAAGTTGACGAATCAGACGACGAAGAAGTTGACGAAAACTTTGATCTAGACGAATTTGAAGTTGAAGCTGACCCAATGGACGACATGGGTGGTGATGCAGCTGACGACATGATGGCTGACCTAGAAGGCGGCGATGATGACGAAGAAGATGAAGGTGAAGAAGGCGATATGGAAGATCGCGTTGAAGACCTAGAAGATGCCCTAGAAGAACTACAAGCTGAATTTGAAAAAATGATGGCTGGTGATGAAGGCGACGATGACGCTGACATGGATATGGGCGACGATGAAGGCGACGAAGATGAAAACGAAGCCTTTAACTTTGGTGAAGCTGAAGAAGACACAGATGAAGCTGTAGAAGAAGCATCTGATGAAGAAGTTGAAGAAGCATCTGATGAAGAAGTTGAAGAAGCATCTGATGAAGAAGTTGAAGAAACAAAAGCACCACAAACAGCAGGCGAGCAAATGCGCGAGTATGTTGAAAAAGTAAGTGCTACAATGGGTGACAACGGTGCTAACACTAAGTCAACTGTTGCAAGTGCTAACGACATGGGCGGCACAGCAAGTAACATTGCACAAGGCGCTGATGAAAAAGGTGGTTCAGCTGATTCTGCAAAAGAAGACAACGCAGGTAACGTAAATGTTCCAGGCGGCAAAGCTTCTAAGTCAATGAAAGCACAACCAAAAGGCCACGGAGCAGAGAAAAAAGGCTCAGGCGAAACAGGCACTAACGGCACTAAAAGCGTTATTGGCCAATAAGGAAGTTTGAATGATAAACTTACGAGAGCATTTGACATTCGACCAAGCACAGATTGTAACTGAATCTGCTAACGACGGCAAAGATCTTTTTATGAAAGGTATTTGCATACAAGGCGGTGTTCGCAACGCAAATCAGCGAGTGTATCCTGTAAATGAAATAGGCAGGGCTGTCAAAACTCTCAATGATCAAATAAGCGGAGGATATAGTGTTCTCGGAGAAGTTGATCATCCAGACGGACTTAACATTAACTTAGACCGTGTAAGCCATATGATTACAGAAATGTGGATGGATGGCCCAAATGGTTACGGCAAACTAAAAATCTTACCAACCCCTATGGGACAGCTAGTTAGCACTATGTTAGAAGCAGGTGTAAAACTAGGTGTTTCATCAAGGGGCTCTGGTAACGTATCAGAAGACGGAAATAACGAAGTATCTGATTTTGAAATAATCACCGTGGACGTTGTAGCACAGCCTAGCGCCCCTGGTGCATATCCTACACCAATCTATGAGCACCTTATGAACGCTCGTGGCGGATATAAGGCTTACGAACTTGCACAGGCAACCAGAGAAGATCAAAAGGCACAGAAATACCTTAAGGAATCGTTGATTAACATAATCAACAAACTCCAATAAACTAGGAGAAAAAATATGTTGGACGCACTGAAATCACTCTTTGAAAACAATGTTGTTTCAGAAGAAATCAGGGCTGATATTGAAGAGGCTTGGAACGCAAAGATTCAAGAAAATAAGCAACAAGCAGTTGCTGAACTTCGCGAAGAATTTGCACAAAAGTATGAGCACGATAAGTCAACTATGGTTGAAGCTATCGACACTATGCTTTCTGAGCGTCTTGCAGATGAGATTGCCGAGTTTGCAGAAGATCGTAAGCAACTAGCTGAAGCTAAAGCAAAATATGCTGTTGCACAACGTGAAAATGCACAACTATTAAAAGGATTTGTAGTTGAACAATTACAGAAAGAAATCTCTGAACTACGTACAGACAAGAAAGCAATGGCTGAAAACTATGCCAAGCTAGAAGAGTTTGTAGTAGAAGCCCTATCAAATGAAATTGCAGAGTTTTATGAAGATAAGAAAGATTTAGCAGAAACAAAAGTACGTTTAGTACGTGAAGCTAAAACACACTTCGCTAAAGTCAAAAAAGACTTTGTCGAAAGAAGTGCTAAAGCGGTATCAGAAACAGTTGCAAAAGGTCTTACCAAAGAGATCACAGCACTTAAAGAAGATATTGACTCAGCACGTAGAAACGACTTTGGTCGTAAAATATTTGAAGCATTTGCAGCAGAATATGGTACTTCATATTTAAATGAAAAATCAGAAACAGCAAAGCTAATGAAAGTTCTTGACGCAAAAGACAAGCAACTAGCAGAAGCAAAAGCATTTGCTACAAAAGCAAAAGAAATTGCAGAGAGTAAAGAAGCTGAAAAACAAAAAATTATTGAAGCAGCTCAACGCAACGATACAATTAATGAACTTATGTCTCCTTTATCGAAGGAGCAAAAGGAAATTATGACAGACTTACTGGAATCAGTTCAAACCGCAAAGCTACGCTCTGCATTTGAAAAGTACTTACCGGCAGTTATTGACGGGAAAGGTCCAGCGAAGCAGAAGGCAGTATTGGCAGAGGCAAAAGAAATTACAGGCAACCGTGACGAAGTGTCACAAACTAACGTTAGTTCATCCGCTGATGACAATGTCGTAGTAGACATTCGTCGTTTAGCAGGAATATAATTTAAGGAGATTAAAATGTCAGAACTACTAGAAAGTCGCTGGCAGGACACGAAGACAGCACTTCTTGAAGGCCTTCAAGGCAATAAAAAGTCTGTAATGGCTGCTACTTTAGAAAATACTCGCAAGTATTTGTCAGAATCAGCTAGTGCAGGTGCTACTTCTGCCGGTAATGTTGCAACTCTAAACAGAGTTATTTTACCAGTTATCAGACGTGTCATGCCAACAGTTATTGCAAACGAACTAGTTGGTGTACAACCAATGACTGGTCCAGTGGGTCAAATCCACACTCTACGTGTTCGCTATAGCGACACAGTAAACGCAGGCGCAAACGGTGCTACTGCTGGTGAAGAGGCTCTAAGCCCATTCAAAATTGCTACTTCTTACTCTGGTACTGAAACAGATCCAGGTAAAGCAGCAGCTACATCAGCACTTGAAGGCGCAGGCGGAAATCAACTAAGCATCCAAATCCTCAAGCAAACAGTCGAAGCTAAGACACGTAAGTTGTCAGCTCGCTGGACATTTGAGGCTGCTCAGGATGCGCAGTCACAGCATGGTATTGATGTTGAAGCAGAAATTATGGCTGCTCTAGCACAAGAAATTACCGCTGAGATCGATCAAGAAGTTATTGCTTCTTTGACATCACTAGCAGGTGCAGCAGCAGAAACTTATGACCAAGCTGCTGTTTCAGGTACTGCTACTTTCGTTGGTGACGAACACGCTGCACTAGCTGTTCAAATCAACAGAGTATCAAACTTGATTGCACAGCGTACACGTCGTGGTGCTGGTAACTGGGCAGTTGTTTCGCCATTCGCGCTAACAATTCTACAGTCAGCAACTACTTCAGCGTTCGCTCGTACAACAGAAGGTGCGTTTGAAGCTCCAACTAACACTAAGATGGTTGGTACACTAAACAACGCAATGAAAGTATATGTTAACACATATGCAGGCGACGGTGCAGGCGTTCTTATTGGTTATAAGGGTTCTTCAGAGTCAGACGCAGCAGCGTTCTACTGCCCATATATCCCACTAATGAGCTCAGGCGTTGTCCTAGACCCAGGCACATTCGAGCCAACCGTATCATTCATGACACGTTATGGCTACGTTGAGCTAAACAACACTGCGTCATCTCTTGGTAACGCAGCTGACTATCTAGGTCTAGTTGGAATCACTAACGGTAACGTTAGCTTCAGCTAATTTTTACTTAGATAGTAAAAGTATTAAACAGGGCCTACGGGCCCTGTTTTTTTATGACTTTTTTAAAAAAAGTGGTTGACTTTTATTTTATTGATGCTATATTAATAATATAACAAGACGTTGTTATACGGGTTGGCGCTAACAATCCTTGGCTAGAGAGGATAAGCGCACTTGGTTAGGGGTAGTGCCCGGCAT